ATGACGAAGAAAAAAGCACATAAACCTGGTTCAGCGACCATCGCGCTTAACAAGCGCGCCCGTCACGAATACTTTATCGAAGAAGAGTTCGAAGCGGGACTTGCCCTGCAAGGCTGGGAAGTTAAATCCCTGCGCGCAGGAAAAGCCAATATCAGCGACAGCTACGTCCTTCTGCGTGACGGAGAGGCATTTCTGTTTGGCGCTAACATCACGCCAATGGCCGTGGCCTCCACGCATGTGGTGTGCGATCCTACCCGTACCCGCAAGTTACTTCTCAACCAGCGCGAACTGGACTCATTGTACGGTCGCGTCAATCGAGAAGGCTATACCGTAGTGGCGCTCTCCCTGTACTGGAAAAATGCCTGGTGCAAAGTGAAAATCGGCGTCGCCAAAGGTAAGAAACAGCACGATAAACGTTCAGATATCAAAGAGCGCGAATGGCAGGTGGATAAAGCACGTATCATGAAAAACGCCCACCGTTAAACCTGCACTCCAATTATTGACCAGTTCCTCACCGCGCCTCCCTCTCCGGCGGCGCGAATGAACATCTTATTGGCTATCACATCCGACACAAATGTTGCCATCCCATTGCTTAATCGAATAAAAATCAGGCTACATGGGTGCTAAATCTTTAACGATAACGCCATTGAGGCTGGTCATGGCGCTCATAAATCTGGTATACTTACCTTTACACATTGGGGCTGATTCTGGATTCGACGGGATTTGCGAAACCCAAGGTGCATGCCGAGGGGCGGTTGGCCTCGTAAAAAGCCGCAAAAAATAGTCGCAAACGACGAAAACTACGCTTTAGCAGCTTAATAACCTGCTTAGAGCCCTCTCTCCCTAGCCTCCGCTCTTAGGACGGGGATCAAGAGAGGTCAAACCCAAAAGAGATCGCGTGGAAGCCCTGCCTGGGGTTGAAGCGTTAAAACTTAATCAGGCTAGTTTGTTAGTGGCGTGTCCGTCCGCAGCTGGCAAGCGAATGTAAAGACTGACTAAGCATGTAGTACCGAGGATGTAGGAATTTCGGACGCGGGTTCAACTCCCGCCAGCTCCACCAAATAAATCAAGGGGTTACGTAAAAGCGTAGCCCCTTTTTCTTTGGTAGTGGCGGCAAAATGGCGACAGACTTTTGCGTCCATCTTGCCTGTCGCCATCTTGAAATCATGCAAAGAGGTTTCACATGGAAGAACTTCACTTTGTTTACATCAATGCAAATGGTCGTATCGGAGTTCACTCAATACAGAGCATCAGTTATAGCGAAAATCATATACAGGGCATTTGTAAGAACACCGATCGAATAAAAACCTTCCGAAAAGACCGCATTCTTAAACAGTACGATTCACCAGAACAAGCCATTCAGGAATGCGCGTCATTCCTCCCCGAAAACTACTCACACCTCACTAAGCAGTCTGGTCCGAAAAAAAATACATTCGATGTGTGTTTCACCGGATTTAAGAAAGCAGATAAAGAAAGATTGGTTGATAAGGCGAATGAACAAGGATTAACGGTAAGAACCTCTGTAACCCAAAGCCTTCAGATGCTCTGTTGCGGTTACAATGCAGGCCCATCAAAAGTATCGGCAGCCAGGATGAAAGGCACAATCATCATAGATGAGCCTGGCTTTATACATTTTCTTGAAACGGGTGAGATCCCAGATGAATAAAAACCTGCCGTAGCAGGTTCTCTTTCTCAAAAATTCATATGCCCCTGACCACCTGGCAATGGATGTGGAGGAGCAGTAGCAATCAGTGCGGGTGTCACAATAAACCGGACCACTGTTTCATGGGTAACAAAAGTGCTCCCGCAGTTAATATTTTGGCACTGGCAGTAACGCTCTTTGGTGCTTTCAGTTACTTGAAAACTGCTCCTTGTGTGTGCCGCATGACCACACTTTGGACAATTCATCATATCCAGATCCCTACCTTTGCTATCAGAATCATTGTAATGATACACAAAATATCAATATTGAGAACACTTTATTCCATTTCAAGATCATCAATCTTCACTTCGAGTTCAATACTGGTCGTAAAACCATTATCCGGGCTGACGGTATGAGTCAGAGTCGTAATGGTCCATTCCGCATCATCTATCGGTTGTTTAAAGCCACTAACTTTCACTGGCATTTCCGTGTAAAGATCTGCCCGCCCTTCCGCCAGTTGTAGCGAGAATGACGCAACGCCGCGTTGCAGGCGTTCCCACTGCATTTTCGCTGCCCGTTCAGCGTTGCTCCGGTTGGCATAAGTGCGATTAAGTACCAGCACGTTTTCATCCGTACCCACCAGGTAATCGCCCTGCTTCGCTTCCGGCTCTTTCTTCTGCTTCTTAGTTCTGCGCTTACGCTTCACCGTGGTGCTTTCTTTCTTCGCAGGTTCGCGGGTATGCAACCAGCTGGCAATTACGCCCGTGTAGGCTCCGCGATCTGCCAGGGTAAATCGGTGACTGTCGCCGTCCTTGCGTGTGATAGTGATCACTGGCAGAGGTTTACCAGTGGCGCTTTTGCCCTGCCCCTGCCGGATGAATAACAGATTGCCATTTTTCACCGACGCGATGGCACCGTACTGTCGCGCCAGCCGCATCAGAAAACTGCCGTCACTCTCATTAGTCTGGTCTATATGCTCCACGGGCTTATCCGACAGGTCTTTACCCAGTGCCATCTTCAGCTTGTGCCGCGCGGCTATTTCCTTCACCACTTCCCCGACGGTGGTCTTATGCCACGATTTTTCACGGCGGGTATTCAGCGTTTCCCGAAAATCAGCACTTCGCGCCCGGATAGTCAGGCGGTCCGGTGCGCCAGTGTGTTCAATCTCGTCCACTGTGAATGCCCCTTTCGGGAAAAGCGGCTGCCCCTTCCAGCCCAGCGCCAGCGTAATAACCGCACCACGGCGCGGCAGCACGATTTTTCCGTCAGCGTCATCCAGCTCCAGATCAAGCTGGTCCGCTTCAAAGCCCCGGTTATCCGTCAGCGTCAAACTCATCAGGCGGTTATCCAGCACAGTGGTGATATCCCTGCCCTCAATACTGATGCTGAATGCGGGAGTTTTGTTGCCTTTGTTAAGCAGTTCAGAGCTGAAATTCACGACAGCAGCCCTCCCACCGTTTTACTGATATCGCTTAAGGCAGACGTTGCCGTGTCCTGCAGATTATTCAGTTGCGCACTGAGATCACCGAACATATCGGACAGGGATTCATCCACTCGTTTGAGCGACAGGGTGAACTCAATCCGGCGCGGCATACCGTCGCGGAAAAACTCCGTTTTAGTCTGATTCAGTCCCTCAATCACATACATGCCGTAAATCGTGCCGCTGCCTTCAATCAGGGGCCATGCTTTCCCCTGTTCTGCCATCTGCTCCAGTGCCAGCAACGACAGCCTGCCGCCTGTTATTTCCGGCATAAGAACACCGGAAAGCGTCAGCATGTCGTTTTCCGGTCCCAGAAACTGCGTGGACGGACGTCGGTTTACCCGACTGTTTGCCGCATGTCGCCAGCTGCGTTGATACTGCAGTTCCTGATACGGAACGGTGCGCAGCATAAACACGTACAATCCCAGCACCATCATCATGCGTCGTATCCCCCCTGATCGCTGTAGTTACTCCTGGCTTTTGCCTTCAGCCTGCGTTCACGTTCATCAAGCTGGCGTGCCACCTCCCGCGCAATATCCTGCGCACTTTGTCCTGGCTGCGTCTGAATGATGATCTGCGTCGGTGCCTCAATCCGTTGAACGAGCGGCACAGTGGCTGCGCGACTCACAATTGCTTCTCCACCTTTCGCGGGAAGTGCCAAGGGGTGCAACGGTGGAAGCTCTGCTGGCGCGGCAGCAACGCCCATCATTCCGGCAACAACGGCAGCCAGTGCAGCTGTATTTCTCCGGCTGGTCACATTTGCCGGGCCGTTAACAATTTCCGGCCCGTTTTCACCGACGATGCCAAACTGCCCGCGCGGGATATACCCGCCGCTGTCATACATCCCCGCAAAGCCATATCCCCATGATGGAAAACCACCCGATGGCATCATCACTTTACCGTCTGCATTCACCGTCGCAGGTTGCTGACGCGTCACGCTTTCCGGCAGTTTTGCCTTTGCGGCCTCTTTACTGACAATGCCGAGCTTCTCCAGCAACCAGGAAACGCCGGATTTCAGGGAGTCCAGCGGATGCATGACCATATTCAGCCCTTCCGCCAGTGCCTCCCCGAATCGCCGCCCCATTGCCGCTGCGCTCTGCAGTTCGGCAGAGGTCGACTTAACGGGCGTCAGCAGATCAGTAAACCAGCCCCACAGCGCCTGCACTTTGTCGCCAATCCACTGGAACACGGGCTTAAGCGGTTCGAACGCTGCACTGATGGGACCTGCCGCCGCTTTGAATCCTTCCACCACGCCACCGAGAAATGCGGTGATGGGTTGCCAGTATTTCCAGACAACCAGCGCCACGCCCGCCAGTGCAGTAACCACAAGACCTATCGGACTGAGCAGAGCACCTAACAGACCAGATATGGCATACAGGGCAACGCGCAGCATCGCCAGTGGACCAGATGCCAGTACTCGCAGCACCGTGCCTGCGGCGGCCAGTCCACCGCGCAGTACCGCCAGAGGATTCATAAACATCACAGCAACAGCACGTAAACCGGATAATCCAGACCGCAAAAGTGCAACCGGCGCACCTGCTACAGTTTTCAGGACATTTCCCGTCAGTGATGCCGTGCGGCGCAAAGACGACAACGGCGCAGTAAGTAAACCTGCGGCGTTGCCCGATGAAGCAAGCCCGCGTCGCAGCAGTGCCAGTGGTGCGCCAGCCAGCCAGGACAACGCGCTGCTGGTTCGAGTTACTGCTGCCGTAACGGAAGATAACGTTTTGATACCCAACACAGAGAATCCCAGACGGATCACTGCCAGCGGCCCCAGCACTGCAGCCAGCGCCACCGCTAAGGTGCCGAGGCCGACGGTAACCGCAGCCACAACAGCCGATGCTTTCATCAGTGTGCCTGTCAGTTCCGGGTTAGCTTCCACCCAGCGACGCAACGCCCCCGTGACGCTTTTCACCGTGTACAGAATATCCATCAGCGGCTGGCGCAGCGTTTCGCCCAGGCTGCTGAAGGTGTTCTGCGCTCCGGTTTTGACCAGCAACCACTGCGCAGAAAGTGAATCCTTGTTAATGTCGGATTCTTTCTGCATGGAGCCAAGCGCATCATTGCCCGCTGTCAGTTTTAACTGACGCTGCAGTTCCGGCAGGTTGTTTGCCAGTTTCGCCGCGTCATCGCCAAACTCTTTACCAAACAACATAGTCATGGCAGACAGGCGCTTGTCCTGCGGCAGCGCGTTTACCTTCTCCAGCACGCGCTGGATGGTTCCCATCGCATCCTTCGTCATCTGCTTTTCAATCACTTCAGGATTGAGTTTCAGCAGATTCATCCCTTCAAAGAAACTCTTGCTTTGCATGGTGGCAATGGACAATTCACGCACCATCGCGTTTGCTGCACTGGCTGCAACCTCTGGCGCAGCGCCCAGTGTCAGGAAGGTGGAACCCAGCGCCGCCGCTTTACGATAATCCAGACGGTCAGCCACACCGCCCAGACGTTGCATCACATCAATGATGTCTGCCCCTTTCGACATGGCGTTATCATCCAGATAGTTCAGCGCATCACCGAGCTGTTCAATATTGCGGGTGGGGATTTTGTAGAGCTGGGCGATTTTCCCCAGACTTTCTGACAGTTCATCCGCTGGCAGCTCAAAGGCTGTTGCCGCCTTTGCTGCCGTACTGGCGAAGGCCAGCAGGTCACGTTTCTGATCTTCCCAGCTGTCGTCAGGGTTTGCGACGTTCATGCGCGCACCACCTTCAACCAGTGCAGCGAAGTCCACCGCACCGTTTTCCATCGGCAACTGTTCGCTGGCAGCCTTGATGGCATCCTGCATTTCATAAAAACGTGCAGTGCGGTTGCCATTATCGTCACGCAGACCATTGACCTGCTTTGCCACACCTTTCATGGCATCTTCCATGCTGGTATAGCTTTTTACTGCCGCCATCACTGGCGCACCCATTGCCAGCCCTGCAGCCGTGGTGGTGGCTCCGGCACCTGCAATACGATCACGCACCTCCAGCGAACGGGCATAACTGGCACGCGCTGCATTCATCCTGCGCTGAGCTTCCCCCAGTCGCTTCAGCCGCGCCTCCTGTTTCGAAAGTTCCTGGTTATAACGTGATGTTTCACGGGCTAAACGGGCAGTTGCTCCCGCATCGTCTTTCGCAGAAATTCCCGCCCGGTACAGTTCAGCACGCACAAGCGCCGTCTGCTGCTGCAGCTTTTTCTGGCGTTCTTCCAGGCGCTGAACAGCCAGCCGTTGACGGCCCAGAGCAACAACCTGACGTTGCGAAGGCGGCCCCATCGCTCCCAGTTCCTGACTGAGCAAATTTGCACGCTGGCGGGCATAGTTCAGCCTGTCGCCTAATTTCTGATTTTCTGCCTGCAGCTTTCGGAAGCTGTCCAGACTGCTCCCGGCCTGATCAAGCTGCTTTATTGCATCGCGGGATTTTTTGACAGCAGCAGCCAGTTCTCTTGAACTGGCCTGCGCAGATCGAAATGGGCGGGTGAGCTTGTCAACCGCATTAAGAATGACCTGCAGACGCAGGTTGTTATCACTCATCGTTGGCCCCGCTTCTCTGAATCGCTTTATACCGCCATTCCAGCACTTCGGTCAGCGGCATAACGTCAGTAACGGATGGCGGCCAGTGAAAAATGGTGGCGATATCTGCCACCAGATCGTCAACCGTCAGGCTGTCGGTAAACCGGCAAGCACCGACTTCTTCAACAAAAAAGTGACAACCTCAACCGACATGGCAGTGAGATCTGCCGGGTCCATCTCTGCAATTTCCTGTGCAGTCAGTGCCGGACTGGAGATGCGGGGGATCACGGTCATCATCGCGTTTACATCCATATCCATAATGGCCTGCAGGCGTGTACCGCGCAGCGCACCGGACTGCGGTTTACGCAGCACAATTTCGGTGATTTCTGTTTTACCGCGCTTGATGGGGGTATCCAGTTGAATGGTCTTTTCAGTCTGCTTATCGCTCATTTTGCTGTCCTGTCAATTGGGTTCTGGCGCGGTATCCCGCGCCGTTCAGATATATCAGAGGCCGAGGGCGTTGCGGTGCGCTTCCATCAGGTCCACACCGTCCACAATTTCCACCATGTTGATAAGGTCCACTTCATAGAGCACCTCACCATTGATGGTCAGCTTCGCGTAGCTGTTGGTACTGGTCACTTTGGTGGTGTTGCTTTCGCCCGTCTTCCACTCGCCGGAATCCACTTCTTTGTGACGTCCACGCACGACAAGCTCCACGGCCTGCACTTCCCCGGTATCGTCACGCTGAATAGAGCCGGTAAAGCGCAGCTGGATGCCATCCACCGTGGCTTTACCCATCTGTTTAAACAGCAGCAATTCAGTACCACCAATGGAAAATTCTGTGTCCAGCGCACTGTCATCAAGCCCCAGATCCACATCCACCGCACCCGGCATTCCGCCGCCGCGATACTTCTCATATTTGCGGGTAAATTTCGGCAGCGTCAGCGACTCAACGATCCCCTGCCAGTTGTTCCCGTCGTTAAACAGGTTCAGGTGTTTTAATTTGCGTGGTAAAGCCATGTTGTCCCCTTACGCGCTGACCTGGCTGGCGAAATTCACCAGGTACTGATCGGTGATGCGCTGACGCAGCATCAGGTTTTCAAGTGGCGGCACTGGCGTGTAGTCGTAGTCGATGGTGAGTTTTCCGGCTTTCAGCGTGTCTTTGTCGTTCACCGACTCATCCAGCCAGCAATCACCACCAATGAGATAGCCCTGACTGACCAGGCTGCGCATTTTGGCGCGGATACCTTCGATAATGTCGCGGGCCAGCGACGGGTTAAGCGGTTTATCCACCGCCCACATGTGTGCTTCTGCCATCGTGTCCATCAGCACCTGCGCCGTGCGGGTGTAGTTTTCGAAGGCAAAGAGCGGGTCATCACTCAGGCAGCGGGAACCCCAGAAGCGGAAACCGTCTTTACGCACAAGCGTGGTGACGTCGTTCTGGTTCAGCAGACCTGCATCGGTTGCCGGGTTCTGCAGATCCCAGAACACATCTGCAGAAATTCCGGTGACACCGTTCACGCCCACGTTGGACAGGCTTTTGTGCCATCCGGTCTGCTCGTCAATTTTGGCGCGCAGACCAAGCGCACGGGCGGTGGCATATGCCGTTGCTTCGGCATTCAGCACCGTGTCCCAGCCAGTAAAGTCAGGCCAGATCAGCATCCCTTCGCGCTGGCTGAAGTTTTCGCGGTAAGTGATCGCCTCCTGCACTGTCTTGCAGCCATACGCTGACAGGTAAGCAAATCCACGCAGGCTTTGCGCCACGCTCAGCAACTCAGTAGCTACCGCCTTGGTGTCGTGGCCTGGCACGCCGAGAATGCGCGGTTTAACGCCGAGCTGTGACTGGGCAGATAACAGGGCTTTCATACCTGTTTTTTTACCTTCAGCAGTCACTGCGCCGATGATATTGGTCGTGGTTTCGTCTTCCGTTTCACCCTGCGGCACACGCACAACAATGGTCACGGGTTTTGCCTGGTCAGCGATGGCATCCAGCGAACGGGCCAGAGTACCTGACTCACCCGCTTTACCGCTGGCAGTCAGCACATCAGTGATCAGCACGGGTTTATTAAGAGGAAACATTTTTGCATCGGCATCATCGCCCGTGCAGACCATACCCACGATGGCGGTGCTCACCGTGGTAATAGATCGGGTGCCTTCGTTGACTTCAACAACGCGCACCCCGTGGTGGTAATCCTGAGCCATAGTGGCGAACCTCCTGATTGGATTAGGCTTCGCCCTATGTTGAAGTGATTGTGCCTGACAAACAGCTAAGCGCAGTTGTGTCGTTATTCACACAAAATAACGGTATTTGTCTGCTTGCAGGGATAATCAACATAATGCTGATTCAGGGGGATTCATTGATCTTATTTGCCGGAAATTTTCTATAAATGGTAGAAACGCCTACATCAAAAATCAGTGCAATACGCTGTATTGATTCTCCGGCCTCGAGTAAACGCCCAATCTGTGCCCACTGTTCGGTGGTCAACTTAGGACGGCGTCCACCTACTCTGCCTTTGGCACGAGCTGCAGCCAGCCCTGCCCTGGTACGTTCAACTATCAGTTCGCGTTCCATTTCAGCCAGGGCACCCATGACATGAAAAAAGAAACGGCCCATTGGGGTACTGGTATCAATACTGTCAGTCAGGCTTCTGAAATTCACACCACGCTGGCGCAACTCTTCTATCAGCGTAACAAGATGCCGCATACTGCGCCCCAACCTGTCCAGCTTCCAGACAACCAGCGTGTCTCCTGCCGATAGTGTCCTGAGTAGTTTTTTCAGCCCCGGTCTGTCGGACTTAGTGCCACTGATTTTGTCCTCAAAAATCTGCTCACATCCCGCGCAGTTCAGTGCATTACGTTGCAAATCGGTGTTCTGGTCATTTGTTGACACGCGTACATAGCCAATAAGCATGATCATCCCCCTGAATAAAAACCGGAGATGATGCCAGTTAGCTGTTACCTCTGCATTTTCTTAAACGTTGGTTTGGGAGAAGCGGCGAAAAGGGATGTGGGCACAGGAGATAATCAGATACCGGATATGGGAGCATTCGCTTCTGGTTCGGGATGGTTCAGGCTACCAGGTGGATATATTGTTCAGTTTGGCACTTTTTCAGGAAACACGACCCGCTTTATCAGTGGACACTTCCCTATACCATTCCCTAATCAGCCGATGGTTTCAGTCAGTGTTATGTCTGATGCCGTTCAGTCAGACCCGTCGAATCCTGCCCCGCAGGTTTTGTCTGTAAATTTTGAACATATCAGTAATTCAGCGTGGCGTGTGGCAACCAGTGATATCTCACAGCAATACAGATTCAGTTATATTTCGATAGGACGGTAGAAATGCAGAAATATATTTTCAGTGCCGATAAAAATGCGTTTTTCCCTGTGGAGCTTAAAATCGCTTATCAGGAATCCGGCGAATGGCCCGATGATGGAATCGAAATTGACGACACTGTTGCCGCCGAATTTATGAAGGAAGCACCAGAAGGAAAATACAGAGGTGTCATCGACGGAATGCCTGCATGGATTGATATTCCACCGCCAACTCATGAGGAACAAATTGCCGCAGCCGAACTGGAAAAGCAGCAATTGATTAATCAGGTCAACGAATACATAAACAGTAAGCAATGGCCTGGTAAAGCGGCGATTGGTCGCCTGAAAGGTGAGGAACTGGCGCAATATAATTTGTGGCTGGATTATCTGGACACACTGGAACTGGTCGATACTTCCGGTGCGCCAGATATTGAATGGCCTACGCCTCCGGCAGTTCAGGCCAGATGACATCCGGCGCAGTGCTGGTATCTGTTACCGTCACCGCGTCAATATAATCCAGCACGGCGTTAAGTCGGGTTGTTTCTGCCTGCGTCAGCTTCCGCCCGGCCTGTAATTTCAGTTGAATCAGACTGATGGAAGCCATTGCAGCATCAATCAGCGACTGGCGCTGTGCTTCTGCCGCGTCTACTGCGGCACTATGCTGTGCCTCAGTATCTGTCACCCATTTCTCACCATCCCATTTATCGTATGGCGTTAACGGTGAAAGCGTGACATAACCGTCTTTGATGGCACCGATATAATCCACTGTAACAGCTGCGCCATTTTCGATTGAGTAAACAGTCTCATTGCGGTGGTCTTCTTCATGGCTCCATCCCTTACCCGTAAATACTGCCACTTTCCCCGGAATGTATTCGCCCGGGTCAATACCAGTGGAACAGGCGGGCATGCTTACGCCAGTATTAATATATTCATCAGACCAGCCCGTATATTCAGACGTTACTGCATCATAATAAAAACAACGCATATCACCCGGCACTGTAGCCAGCCCATTTTCATCAAAAACAGGTTTCATTATGCAGCCCTCACAATATAATTAAAGGCGATGTTACGTGGACGGTTTTCATTAGCTGTTGGCACGACACGAGAGGCGTCGAATCCAAGGTCATCGGTTTTGTCTATAGTAGTTGTGTTATTCGGCATTCTCGCTGATCGTGTTCCTGCATCGTAAAAAGCCCCTCTGATTGCATCAAAAGACATACCGATCCCGCCATCTGCGAATCCCTCAATATTTCTTATTGCATCCCCCTGTGAAGATAATAATTGTCGCCCGGCATCCACTCCACGTCCGTCATCCCAGCCACGAATAAATTCACCGCGTAAATCAGGCAATTTATTTGTCGGATAAACCTTTGCCAGTTCCGGGTATTCTTCAGCAGAAAAAGCCGCACCATTGCATTTTAGCCAGCCTGTTGGCGGAGTGGCGGAAGGCCACGGGACAGGCACACCAACGGGTAATGCCGAACCTTCTCCCAAACCAAGGTATGTGAGAAGACCAGCTACATCCTTTCCACTCAAATTGGTAAGCGTATTGTCCAGCGGTTGTTTACCTGCCAGCGCATTAAGCATTGTCGTGGCAAAGTTCGGATCATTCCCCAGTGCCGCCGCCAGTTCGTTCAGTGTATCCAGTGCAGCAGGTGCAGAACCCACCATTCCTGCAATCGCCGATTTCACAAAAGCCGTAGTGGCAATCTGTGTATTGTTGACCGACTGCGCCGCCGTGGGGGCTGTTGGCGTTCCGGTGAGTGCCGGACTCGACAACGGTGCTTTTAGTGCCAGCGCATTGTTAATGGTGGTACTGAAATTCGGATCATTGTTAATGGCTGCGGCTATTTCTTTCAGCGTGTCCAGCGTGGCTGGCGCACCATTAATAAGGGCCGTCAGTGCCGCCTGTACAAACGCAGTGGTCGCAACCTGCGTGGTATTATTCCCCGCCGCTGGCGTTGGCGCTTTGGGGGTTCCGGTAAATGTCGGGCTGGCTTTTGGCGCGTACTGTGAATGCGGGTCCGGTGCGGCAAGATGTTTTGCCATCTGATCATCCGCGTACACCTTCAGCTCCAGTGCCTTGTCATCCACATACTTGCGGGTTGCCAGCACTACAGCAGGGTCGATTTTCAGGGTGATATTGTCCGTGCTGCTGGTAATCAGCACCATGCGCACGGTCTGGGTGCGCCCGCTACCTTCAGCCAGTTGCGGCTTATAGCTTTCCGGGCAGTTGCCCACGGCAATCAATGCCCCGGACTCATCAAACAAGCCCACTTCACGTATCCACCAACCGCCCTCGTTTTCAGGGATCACCTGTTCGGCAATAATCTGGCTGCTGTTCTGCGGGTCGATATAAAGCATATTCAGCGCAGCCCGGCGTTTCTCATTTACCAGTGCCGTCTGCTTTGCGTCCGGCGTTGGCAATACTCCACTGCCATCGCCCACCGCCATATGGGTAATTTTTAGCGGCACACCGAGCGCGGCGGCGCTGGCAAGTTTCGCCGCGCCAATATCCGTCAGCAGGGTATAAAATTTTGTGCTCATGGATTCACTCTCATTGTGTCAATAACATGGACCGCCCCGCCTTCATGCGCGGTGCCACCGGAAATAATCGTTTCGTTGATATACGGATAGATCGTGATTTCTTCGCCAAGATAGCTGGCGGCTCCCACCCAATGCGGGCCGCTGGTCTGCAGATTGATGGACATGCCGATCATGTGGCGGCTACATGGTTTGGCATCGCTTATCAGTCGCTCAAGTTCCAGATAGGTATCTTCAGTGATGCCCTGGTCCTGCACGCCGATATCCAGGCGAAACGTGCCCGGTGTTTCTCCGGTCTGCCACCACTCAATAATGCGGATCAGGAATCCGAACGGCTCCACCACCCGCCGCACGGCACTGGTGGTCCCTTTATGCTGATGAATATAAAAAGCATCCTTCACCACCTGGCGCTTGACGCTTTCTGTCCAGCCCTCGTCCCAGCGATCCACAGAGAACGCCCAGGCGAGATAAGGCAGGAAACTGACCGGACAGGTTGCCGGATTCCACAAGTCACGAAGCGGCACCTGCAGATCAGAAATCCCGCTGCAGGTTTGCGCCAGTCGGCGCTCCAGTGGTGTTGAACCCGGTGGCAGCAGACTATTCATCCGTTCCTCCGTTGGTTACGCTCCACTGCGTACATGATGCCGCCTGTGTTTTGTTCAGGACCACATCCGCCAGAGGAGAAGCCAGCTCCACACGCTGCACCCCCTCAACATGCAGGGCGGCAAAGATGGCGCTACGGCGAATATCCCGACCAAGACGCGTCTGACTGGCGATGTACTTCTGCAGGCTGGCTTTTGCCGCTGCCATTACCGGCTCTGCTTCCGGTCCAGGATAGAGAAAAATGGTGGCATCCACGCGATACGGGATGATTTCTGCGCTGCGAACCGTAAGACGGTCAGCCACCGGGCGGACGTTCTCACTGTTCAGAGCTTTTTCCACCACGTCCAGCAGGTCTTTTTCTGCAGTTCCATCGCCTTCGCGGCTAAGGACAGTCAGCACCACCTCTGCAGGTGCCGGGCTGGTTGCACTGGCATCCGCCACCCGACCGTCGGCGCTTCGGGCATGAAATTCATAAGCTGCAGTTGGCCCCGCAACAGAAAGCCCTTCAAAGGCTGCAGGCACACGCAGGCGCAACGCTTCATCGCTTTCCATCACAGCTGCAACGGGCGGCACAGCATCATTATCAGCAGGCGTCACCGTCAGGCGTGTCACGTTGTAGTTGGCAGCGAGCTGGTCAAGATCGCCGCCCATCGCGTAAGCCACCATCACCGCCTGCGCGGCTTCGTTAATGCGCTGGCGCAGAAGCAACTCACGGTAAGCGTTCTCCTGCAACAATTTAGTGGCGGGTTCAGATTCCAGTTCCAGCGTGCGGATCACTGCTTCCTGCTCATCTTTCGGATGAAGCGCCACAAATTCTGCCTTGCGTTCGGCAAGCAGCGTCTCAAAGTCCGGCACATCCACAATCTGCGGTGCAGGCAACTGCGAAAGGTCAATCACTGCCATTCTCTGCTCCTGTTGATACGGAAAGGGACACAGGCACACCGTTATTCCGCCGCCCGGTCAGCTCCACCACCATTGAACCGTCAAAATTGCTGTTGATGGTGATGGAATCCAGCGTCAACCGTGGCTCCCAGCGACTCAGCGCCACATACACTGCCGACATGACCTGCAGGCGTAATGCCGGATTTTGTGGCTGATCTATCAGTGCCGACAGCAGGGAACCATATTCCCGGCGGGCAATACGGCTACCCTGCGGTGTCAGCAGAATGTCCCGCACCGACTGGCGCAGATGATCAATATCAGTAATGACTTTGCCGCTGGTATTGTTCATCCCGCTATAAAGCGTCATACCGGGCCTCCGGTTGTATCGCCGCCTTTCAGGACGCCAGTATGCTGATGCGCATCAACCACGATCCCGTTAGAACTCATCGCTCCGCCGCCCTGGGTAACGCCACCATTGATCACCACTTCGCTGTTAATGCGCGTGCGGTCAGCCTCCAGTACAAACTCACTGGTTTTCATGGTGATGTTGTCAGCAGCCTCAATGACCATTGATTTGATGCCCCTGACATACCAGCGCCCGGTGGCGGGTTCGTATTCAAACCAGCCACCGTCAGGATGTTCTGTCACGCAGGCGTCCGCCGACGTCGACGGTGGTGCGAACTGATTCGAATAGACAGCGGGCAGCGCAAAGGCGGTTTCCAGATTGCCGCCCAGACTCAGCAGCACCACCTGCTCACCTTCCGATGGTCGCCACCATGTACGGGCATTCCCGGCACGCAGCGTCAGCCAGCTGATCCAGTTGGTTTCAAGCTCGCCCGTTTTCACCCGGCAAAGCCAGTTTTCCCTGTCCACTTCGGTGACTACCCCTGTGCGGATCAGGTTGGTGATAAGGCGCATGATTTCGGTTAATTGTGCGTTCATAGGGAAAGGTTGCCATCAGGGGAAGAAAGGCGGCAGTGCTGCAACTTGTATCAGTGCTGATACAAAGATCACCCCGCCAGCCATTGCAGAATCATGTCGCGGGTCATTGCCTCAACATCATCATTTACACCCAGAAGGCGACGCTCTGCGTAACGCACCTCCGGTCCCTTACGACTGACGCGATCTCGCAGGCCGTAATGGTGAACGCGGGCAATGCGCTGCACCTTGCCTTCAAACTGCACGCTGGCAGAGTCGGTGCTGGCGGCAGTTTTCAGGTATTTTGTGGTGCGCAGCTTTGCAAACATCTGACGTTTGATACGGCCTTTTTTACTGCGTGCTGTTACCCGTCGCGGTTCATAGCTGCTGCCGTCAGGGTTGCGCTGCATCCTGATATTCTGCTGCTGTGTCCGGCGAAGTTCCTGCGCCAGCTGGCGCATCATGCGGCTTCTCGAGGCTGGTTCCAGATTCGCCAGCAAGGCACTCAGCCAGTCGTCCACCTTCTGCAGTTCAGCCACGTTTCACCGTCCACATTTCTTCAGGTGCATCAGGTTCCGCTATAGCTTCAACGCTCGACACACTGCCGTCAGTGCTGACCAGCACACGTTCCGTCAGTTGCAGGTTCAGGCTGATATCACAGACATCGTTGCGCAGAATATCCACCTCAAAGGTGAATAGCTTTTCCCGTAACGCCGGGTTATTGATGGCATCGGGCTGGTTATCCCTCAGCCACAGCAAAACCGGGGCCATCAGCAGATTCTGGTCGCCGCTGAAATCCTCAATCACCGCGTTCAGTGTGTAACGGTACTCCCACGACATGGAGCTGGCCCCCGTGGCAACCAGCGAACCGTTATCCACAAACAGATGCAGTTTGTCCGGGTTATTGCGGACATAAGGCACCGCTTTATTGAGGGCGTGGCGCAGGGATTGTGGTTTGTTCACTGTTTCGCTCCTGACACGCAATAATCATGTCCACTTTGTCTGCACAGACCGCCCAGGCGGCCTCCGTTTCATCCAGCAACGCGTTCAGATCACCGTTAGTGCGCGGCGTTGCCTGATCCAGCCGACACGGCGTCACTCGCGGACAACCACTGACGGTAAGCCATACCTCCGGTGAGTGCCGGACGTTTCCGCAGCCGGATAATGTCAGCAGGCAAAGGAGTATCAGCCCAGCGGCGTAAATCCTCGTTCTCACGTTTCAGTTCCTCGATCCGGTGTTGTCGTTGTCTCAGCAGCGTGCTGGTCTGTTCTGCTTCGGCATAGAGCCGCGCCTGCTCCCGGTTATTGGTTTCAGTCAGAATGGACAGGCTGATAAGCTGGCTATTGCTCTTTGCCAGTGCCTGGCTTTTGCTCTGCAGCTCGTCTGCCTGCGTGCTGATGGTCTGGCTGGCATCAGCCAGCCGCCACGTCTGCCAGCCCAGCGCCGCCAGTAATAACGTCAGCACAACCAGCAGCAACCGGTTCATGCTGCTACCTGTTGCGCCATCTGATTACGGGTGATCCAGAAGGCAATAACGGTCAGTAGATAAAAGACCAGGGTAATAGCCCACCCCGTCCAGGCGAGACTTACAACAATCAGCAATCGCATCACCCAACTGGTAAATACGTTTTCTTTTCGGGTAATTGTCTTCAGCAAAGATGCCCTTAACTCCTGCCAGAGCGGGCCATTCTTAATTAACGCAGCCAGTGCTACCGGAATTACCGCCCATGTCAGCAAACAGGCTACCCAAACGCCGGACGCTGCCAGTACCGGAAAAATCCCCTGCGGATACACCATTGCTGCGATTAACAGCGCCATCCATAACATCAGAAACAGTCCGCTGATTAATTTCTTTTTCATTTCAGTTTGCTCCCTGTAAACACCAGGCCATCTCCCGCGCACGGCGGTTATCCAGCCCCTGATTAAAAACACCTTTCACATAAACCCAGCGCGGCAACTGTCGGCATGCATCCGCCCAGCGCCGCTGATTGAGCAATTTCACCAGCGTGGAACTACAGGCATTGCCCGTCCCCACGTTGAAGGCAAACGACACCGTAGCGTCATACACCTTCTGCGGCGGCTGTTGCTTCACACACCTTTCCAGCGCCCGCTCCACTCGTAGCACGTTGGAGATCAGCCCTTCAGCTGCCTGTCGTTCCGTAATAATTTTGCCGGGAATGACGCCCGACGTATTACCAATGCCGTCGGTCCAGACACCCGCGCTGCACTGATACGGCTGCAGACGACAGCCTTCATAATCGGCGATCAGTTTCAGTCCCTCCTCGGAGGTGTGAAGCTGCTGAAACCCCGGCAGCGTGGCAGCAATAGCCAGCACGGCCCCGACAAGGCAGCGTTTAACGATTGATGGATTCATAGTCCTCCCGCGAGATCTGCCCGTCGCGCAGAAGCTGGTAGGCTTTGTGTTTGTAGTACCAGTTGATAGCCAGCATCAGCACACCGATCATCAGGCCGCCCAGCGTTGAGGCATCCTTGATGGACAAATCGCCCAGCCAGGCCAGCACGACGGCGATGCAATACGTGATAAAGGCGCTGATTCGCTCAAGCGTCATAATTCAGTCCCATAGCTGGACGGTCTGCACGGTGGTGGTTGTCGGAATGTCCGGCAGCTCCACCTGCAGCCCGTGAGGTAAAAAGGGGCCGTATTCGGCAAGCCCCGGATTTGCCTTCAGTACCTGCTCCGTGACACCCTGCGTGCGCCCGTAATGACGCCAGCAAAGTGCGTCCACCGTGTCATACTGATGCGCACGCACTTTCATCAGATAAGCTCCACTGTGCAGTGCGGCGCATCCTGCACCCGGCTGATGGCCCAGCGGGCGTCACGCCATAAATCACCGCTTGCTTCCGCCAGTTCCTCGCCTCGCTTCGCACCGGATGCCGTGGCGTCATAGTCCTGGTAACGTTCGTTGAGCATGGCGCGTGCCCAGCAGTAAACCGCGTTGAAATAGTGCTGAATGCGCTCGCTTTTGCCGTCCAGTTGTTCCGCCGGGACTTCTGCCAGCGAGGCATACCCCAGCATCTGCTGGCGTCTGCGAAACTCATACAGCTCTGCGTTGACCTCCGAAATTGCCGACAGGGCAACCTGTTTTAAACGCGGCTGCGTCACCGTGCCGTCAGTGCGCATCACACTGCGAAACTCCGACAGGTCCACATCAGGCCAGAACGGCGTATTCCTGATGATTTCCGCCTGTTCCGGTGCCTGTTCTGGCGCAACAAACTTCATGCTGCTTTCTCCTGAAATAGAGGGCGGTGGACGGGGTTTTGATGTGGCAGTGCCTTTCGCCACCCCGTGCCGCCCGTGCGCGGGGGCACGTTCTGTCAGCGGCTGTCATTGCGCAGTCTGCGCTCCAGCTGCTGTTTGTCTTTTTTCACGCCACAGCGGGGATCGAGCTGTAACGCATGGTTGAGATGATTAAGGGCAGACGCCGGATTTCTTTCACTCAGGACAGCGCCAATCGCTTTATGCAGACGCGCCCGTGACTGGTCCGGCATATCCATACCGTCTGTCAGCTCCAGGGTCTGCAGCAACAGATCGGCATCAAAGCCGGTGGCGGCAAGCATTGCGCTCTGGGCTGCATCTGCCATTTCCTCTGCCAGCACGGTCTGCACGTTGCGGTTACCTAACGGCATCACCCAGCCATGACGCAGGGCGTGACGCCCGATCTCCAGCGCCCCGGCATAATCTCCGGCATCAATGCGCCACAGCATCACGTACATCAGCACGTCATCCTGTTGAGCGCCTCCGGCAGCCAGGACACCCTCCGCCCAGGCGGCGTACTTCGGCAGCAGCTCCACCTTGATTTCCGCTTTTTTGACCGTAGACTGAACGCCCTTGAGACGGCGGCGGTCTTCCGCCAGTTGCAGCAGCATCAGGTCATAGCCCGACGCGTGGCGAACGCTGCCGCCCTCGCGGGCGGCCTGTTCAGCCTGAACGCGCAGGCGATGCTGCCGTGCGGGACTCAGGCTCATGAATTACGCTCCGGTTTCTGCTGCTGCGGCGCTGAAGTCGCCAATCTGGATGTTTTCCACCAGTGCGGCGCAGCGGTAGTCCTCAACCACATAGGCTTCGTTAACGGATTCAAAGTTTTCAATCCGGTCACGTTTCGGGTTGTCGATAACTGAGCGGCGGCGGGTGTCTTCCTGCCAGTAGATGGACAGGTTATCCAGACGGGTGATCAGCAGTGCATTCGGCGGGAAGAACGGCGCACGCACGGCCTGCAGGCCACCCATGCGTTTCTGACTGATGATCATATCGGCAGCCAGTTTTTCACTGTTTTCCTGCTCTTTGTTGACCAGCGGGAAATACTTGTCAGACAGCAGTTCACGACCGCAAATCACCACCAGATCGTCATCGTCCTGGTAGACCACATCGATAAGCTCATTGACGGCATCCATCACCACGGCGTCCAGGTTGGCATATTCGCCACCTTTCCCGACTTTCACCGCACCCGGTGTGGTTTCACCGCCCGTGGTGGTGCTGCCCATGACGTGATCCGGTGCATCTTCACGGATTTTCTGCAGCCAGCCTTTGTTCACATCCTGCAGCAGCGGGTTTTCGCTACGGTTGGAGGTTTTCGCACGCTTCACGCCGTTAAAGCCGATCATGATGCGGTCCAGAGCCTGACGTTTCACGATGGCGTCACGGATGCGCACCTGGAAATCCTGAAACTTCGCCCACAGGTCCAGCTTCGCGTAGGTCAGCACCGTGTCAAAGTTGGTCTGCTCGCATTTATATTCCACATCGACCATCAGCGTCGGATCGACAGGTTCACGCTCTTTCGCGGTGGTGTCAGTGGTTCCGGCAATGGTGCTGCCAACTCCCAGCCCCAGCAGCTGACCGGACTGCTCAGTCACTGGCGTGACGTTAATCAGCGTCAGGAAAGCGGCGGACTGCTGGATCTGGTCTTCCAGCGTCTGCTGCACAGACGGCTCCACGGTGAACTTGCTGGACAGTTCTTCAACTGCCACACCGTTCAGACGCGCCAGCTGCTGCAGGTAAGCGTTAAAAGCAAAGCGGGTATTCTTCTTCATCGGGTTTTGTGCTCCATCAGCAATTGGTCAGAGTGTCAGCGGGGGCGTTACCGCCTGTTGCACGCTGGCGGTAGTCCTGGCGACTGTCTTCATGACTCAGCTTGTCCACCAGTTCGTTAAAGGCGGTTTGCTGTGCCTGCAGGGCAGTCTCCAGCTCAGACAGGCGTTCTTCCTGCTCAGACAGGGATTTTTCGGTGCGTGCGCTCAGGTTCTGCTGCTCAGTGGCGACCAGCTCCACGGCCTTATGCACATCAGAGAACCGGGCGTCATCGGACTGCTCTTTTTTGGTAAACAGCGCCGTGACGCGGGCAAACAGGGACGGTTTGTCGTCCTGGATTTCTTCCAGTTCGATCACCGTTTCCTCTGCAGCGGTAAAGAGATTGGCAGGATTCTGCTTGCGGTTTGCCAGCGGGTTATGGGCTGCACTGGCGCTGAATGTCAGCATTTCCGTACCCAGACTGGCAGGGTCATCAGTGGCAGCCAGGCCGACCAGATAGGCTTTGCCCGTATCAGCGAACTTCGGGCTGACTTCCATAGAGGTGAATAATTTCTGGCCTTTTTTCACCAGTTCCACCAGGGACTCCGTTGGCTCAACGTCGGCATACAGCGCCATCTTGCCTGCCAGCGGACCTTCCGTGATTTCTTCAGCAAACAGCGCCGTCACCTTGCCGTAGCGGTTAAAGGTGCTGTCCGGCAGATAAGACTTGATGTGCTCAAGGTTAATCAGCGCGGTATACACCGCCGGGTTGTAGCTGGCTGCCATCTGTTCCAGCCATTCACGCTGGATTTCGCGTCCGTCGGTGGTGGCACCTTCCACCCCGATGCGAAAACGCTTTGCTTTCACTGTCATGAGCCGTGCTCCGTTAGAAAAAACTTACTGGAGCCTTATGGTTGCGGTGATGGGGGCAGTGAAACAATGCGCGGTATTTGTACCGACAACCACACAAACCGCAGGCGGGGAAAGCCTTCATTCAAGGCTGTAGGTTTGTGCCATGAACACCACACTGACACCCGCAGATCTCGATCCCCGTCGGCAGGCCATGCTGCTGTACTTTCAGGGATACCGCGTAGCCCGCATTGCTGAAATGCTGGGCGAGAAAGTTGCAACCGTTCACAGCTGGAAAAAACGCGACAAGTGGGGTGACTATGGGCCGCTGGATCAGATGCAGCTCACCACCGCCGCACGCTACTGCCAGCTCATTATGAAGGAGCACAAAGAAGGGAAAGATTTCAAAGAGATTGACCTGCTGGCGCGCCAGTCGGAGCGCCATGCGCGGATCGGCAAGTTTAACAATGGCGGCAACGAAGCCGACTTAAACCCTAACGTCGCCAACCGCAACAAAGGCCCGCGCCGTCAGCCGGAAAAGAACGTTTTCACCGATGAACAGATTGAGAAGTTGGAAGAAATCTTCCATTCCTCCATGTTCAACTACCAGCGCCACTGGTGGGAAGCCGGAAAAACCAACCGCATCCGCAACCTGCTGAAGTCACGCCAGATCGGCGCGACCTTCTATTTTGCCCGTGAAGCCCTGATTGACGCCCTGCTAACCGGGCGTAACCAGATTTTCCTTTCCGCCAGCAAGGCTCAGGCCCACGTCTTTAAGCAGTACATCATCGACTTCGCCAAAGAAGTGGAGGTGGAGCTGAAAGGCGATCCGATGGTGCTTCCTAACGGGGCCACGCTGTACTTCCTCGGCACCAATGCCCGCACGGCCCAGAGTTACCACGGCAACCTGTATCTGGATGAATATTTCTGGATACCGAAATTCCAGGAGCTGCGCAAAGTGGCTTCCGGTATGGCTATTCACAAAAAATGGCGACAAACCTATTTTTCCACGCCATCCAGCCTGACACACAGTGCTTATCCGTTCTGGTCCGGTGCGCTGTTCAACCGAGGGCGCAACAAAGCCGATAAGGTGGACATCGACCTGTCCCACAGCAATCTGGCCCCCGGCCTGCTGTGCGCAGACGGGCAGTACCGCCAGATAGTCACTGTGGAAGATGCGGTGCGCGGCGGCTGTAACCTGTTCGACCTCGACCAGTTGCGCATGGAGTACAGCCCGGACGAATACCAGAACCTGCTGATGTGTGAGTTCGTGGACGATCTCGCGTCTGTGTTCCCACTCAGCGAGCTGCAGGCGTGCATGGTGGACAGTTGGGAAGTCTGGACCGACTTTCATGCACTGGCCCTGCGCCCGTTTGGCTGGCGCGAAGTGTGGATCGGATATGACCCGGCGAAAGGTACGCAGAACGGCGACAGCGCCGGATGCGTGGTGGTGGCGCCGCCAGCCGTGCCGGGCGGTAAGTTCCGCATTCTTGAGCGTCACCAGTGGCGCGGAATGGACTTCCGCGCCCAGGCTGACGCCATCAAAAAACTGACCGAACAGTACAACGTGACCTATATCGGTATCGACTCAACCGGCGTTGGTCACGGGGTTTACGAGAACGTGAAAGCGTTTTTTCCTGCCGTCCGGGAGTTTGTCTACAACCCCAACGTTAAAAACGCCCTGGTACTCAAGGCCTACGACATTATCAGCCACCGCCGTCTGGAGTTTGACGCCGGACACACCGACATAGCGCAGTCCTTTATGGCAATCCGTCGCGCCACCACCGCCAGTGGCAACCGCCCGACCTATGAAGCCAGCCGCAGCGAAGAAGCCAGCCACGCCGATCTGGCCTGGGCAACGATGCACGCACTGTTTAACGAACCGCTGCAGGGCGAATCCGCCAATACCAGCAATATTGTGGAGATTTTTTGATGGGAAAGAGTAAGAAGAACCGCGCTGCGGCGACGAAACAGATCCAGCTTAAAAGTCAAACTACAGCCGAAGCATTCAGCTTCGGCGATCCCGTTCCTGTTCTGGACCGCCGAGAACTGCTGGATTATGTGGAATGCGTACAGATGGACCGCTGGTATGAGCCGCCCGTCAGCTTTGACGGACTGGCGCGCACCTTCCGCGCTGCCGTTCATCATAGTTCCCCGATTGCAGTAAAGTGCAACATTCTGACCAGCACCTACATCCCTCACCCGCTGCTCAGCCAGCAGGTCTTTTTCGCGTTTTGTGCAGGACTATCTGGTATTTGGTAACGCCTACCTGGAGAAACGCACGAACCGCTTCGGTGAAGTTATCGCCCTTGAACCTGCCTTGGCAAAATACACCCGACGCGGGTTAGACCTGGATACCTACTGGTTTGTGCAATACGGTATGACCACGCAGCCATATCAGTTCACGAAAGGCAGCATCTTTCATCTGATGGAACCGGACATCAACCAGGAGATCTACGGCCTGCCCGGTTATCTTTCTGCTATTCCATCCGCCCTGCTCAACGAGTCTGCCACGCTGTTCCGCCGCAAGTATTACATTAACGGCAGTCATGCAGGCTTCATCATGTATATGACCGACGCCGCGCAGAACCAGGAAGATGTGAACAACCTCCGCAACGCGATGAAAAGCGCCAAAGGCCCTGGCAACTTCCGCAACCTGTTTATGTACTCGCCTAACGGCAAAAAGGACGGGCTTCAGATCATCCCGTTGTCAGAAGTCGCAGCGAAAGATGAATTTCTGAACATCAAGAACGTGAGCCGGGACGACATGATGGCTGCACACCGCGTACCGCCTCAGATGATGGGAATTTTGCCGAATAATGTTGGGGGGTTTGGGGATGTGGAGAAGGCAAGTCGGGTATTTGTTCGTAATGAATTAATACCTTTGCAAAAACGTTTCGAAGAATTAAATTTATGGCTAAAAAATAATATTATTACATTCAAAGAATATCAACTATCCCTAGACTAATTAATAACCACCTCTATGAGGTGGTTAACAAGAATAAACCTAATTAATTACTCATCTACTCTGATTTTTTGTTTTTTATTATTTTGAGTTAAGACATTTATGGTAATAGATGTATACGGATGAAAGTCAGGAACTATACTTTTAACCTCTCCATTTTCAAGAAAATGATGTGCTATTGAAGGAAATAAATCAGGATCTACAGGATATTTAGCATTAGGATTATGATACATATTTAAACCTTCTGCCCATGTTTCTGTAATATCGCCTTCTTTCACTTCAAAACTAAATGCTGCTGGATATAATGCCTCTGGGTCATGATCATGGCAGTAACCACTCCTAAATAATCTAAGGTCACTTCTTCCAAAACCAGCCAGTTTTCCCATCCGATTAAACTTCGATATAGTACCACTATTAGAACTAAGGACGGCCGAAATATTTTCAGACTCATCCAAGAAGAAAAAGCCTGAAGGAATTTCCTTTTTCTCAAATTGATGCGATATAATTTTCTTAGTTGCTAAACTGTAACATCCATCTTCAGATTTAACATGCTCATAGCGAATACCATAAAGATACTGCCAAAGTGCACTATGGGACCAAATCATAGAGTTTGGTTCATGAAAATCAGCAATTGCGAAAATTAAAGGATTCCCCTTAACATGTTCTAGATCCCAGTATCGAGTTTTCTTTTTCAGTTTAGAATAGAGAGAACTTCCAAATTTAATCGGCATATAATTCTCTATTTTCTCTAGCAATTCTTCCTTACTTTTAGGTTCTGATAGCATTTCAGATGATTGATTAATATCATTCCCTGTTGGATTAACCGTTACAGCTTCAATGCAAATAGTATTACCATACTTACGTGCCACATAATCAGGGGCATTAAACTGCCTATCTAGCCAAAAGTGTTCCTCTCGTAAATATGCGAAAAGATATAACTCCCATAGCCGGGCATCAAAACCTGTTGTCTGAAACTGCTCTATAAAATTCCCGTCGACATCCTCAAAATGATTCATCATTTCCTTGATTATCCCTGTTGCAGGCGACCAGTTCGCGTATTTACCAAATAATGAAAAATGATGATGAAGTTTATCTGGTGTAACTATAGGTGTGAATAAATCCATTGCTTTATAAGTTTCATCACCTTGTGGAAATACTTTTACGTTTAATTTAGTATGCTTCCGCATTAATTTCTTTAGTTTTGCTCGTGCAGAATTCATTTCTGAAACACTAGTAAATAGGTCAATACATCTATATCTCCCACTTAAGTCTCTTGCTAAAACAATACCGCTATAATCTTCATCGATTTGATCCAATAATAGTGCCCCTAGCAGGAACTCTCTCGGACTACAGTACCACTCAAACTCATAGCCTAAAAGTTCAGTATTTGGCATTCTGGTCCAATCAACAAAAGCATTAAACCTCTCTTTACTCATTTTTTTTATATCAAGAAAAGACATCTTTCTACCTCATCACGAAAAAATATTTTTTCCTAAAAAGACTTAAGTTAGCTTAATCTATTGATAAAAAAAAGCTAAGTAACGACCAAATACGCGCGCTCGTATCCCCGCCACGCCTGCCCGCTTTATGTAGTGGTTTTCATGCACCTGCATGATCTACGCAAAAGCCCGCCAGTTCTGGCGGGCCTTAGCAAAAACGATCCTCAAACGATCATGCGATCTCATGCGGCATAGACATGCACTACAGAGCTAACGCCTCGCAAGGGCTCGTTGTTCAACCTTGCTGACGCCAGAAGCAAGTTCAGACGCCAGCAACGTTTCTTAATGCAGCCAGCTGTCGTCTTCCCACACCTTCTGCATAATTTTCATCACTTGTTTTCTTTCTTCGTCCAGTTGCAGTCCGGTTAGTTCCACACCGTTAGAGCTACCTTTGCGAATGCGAATTACCGTTTTGGGATACAGGGGGCGCAGATTGCGGTAAAGCTCGGATTCAAGGGCGTCCAGGGTAGACTGGCTAATCTTCTGCTCTTTATCGATCATTATTTCAATGCGCATAAAAGTCACCTCAGCTGATGACATCCATTGAGCGGTTGTATTCGTGGGTTCTGATTTTTGCCATGAGTTCATCAGTCAATTCAGAAACCCACTGCAGAGCCAGCCCCTTCTCTTCATCACTACACTCACTAGCCGCTACAAGCTTAAGAAAAAAATCAATGCGCTGGAGCTTCAAAGACTCCAAAAAATAGTCCTGCATCTTTCCTCCTATGACACCACACGCAATGCTGTATGCATAACCACTGTTTATATTTACAGTATATAATAATCTTACTGATGTAAAACGATTTTTTACGTTCATCAGCCTGGTATTATTAAGAGCACGAATTGTTAACCCGCGTAATTAATACAGGTTCCGCCACTGATCATCTTCCTGCAAACGCTGGTTCCGATAGAAGATACGCAGGCCTGCTCCTGACGGAATACTGCCTCCGCGAAGGAGTAAATCGACCTCTTTCTCGCTGCCATCAAATCCTCTGGACTTCAGCTCATACACGAGCTGCAGTCGCTGATGGTCTGTAATTCGCTGTTTGTAGTCTTTACGCCGTTTCGGTTTCACCAGGCGTAACCTTGCTGCCAGTTCCCGGCGCTCTTTTTTGCTCATACTGTGCAGGTAATCGTGCAACTCCTTGTCATCCATGCTGGTAATGTCCGTTCTGGGGTCCCCATCAGCTGATTTATCTTTCTCCTGTTGGTTCAAATTTTCAGCAAGGGGACAGTTATTGCCACGAGTCCAAGGGGCGCAAGCGCCCTGGTCGGCTGCCGCCTCCTGAACGTCAACGGCTTTACGAACCATTTTCCACTTCACTGCATGAGTGCAGATCTTGCCCTCTGCAATGGGTGACCAGATGCCATAAATACGAATGCCGTGATCGCCATAGGCGGTCGGCTCTTCGTTAATTTCATAAGCTGTTCTGATAAGGTGATATTTGCGGGGAACCAGCACGCCGCCCTGCTTCATGATGTAGGTGGCAAAACAGCCAGCATCAGCAGCAGCCAGGATGGCATCAAGGCGTGGGTTATCCAGTACCGGCGCACCTGCTTTTTTGTCCCCCTGCTGCCTTGCCGCCTGACCAGCCAGCAATCGCAGTTCACGGTAAGCCTGACGCCCCGGAATACCAAAGAAGCGGAATTGCTGAACACGATGCAGAGACGCCCAGGCATTAACGTATTCAGCGTTATCACGCAGGGATTTACCCGTTTCCTTGCTGATCTCACCAGCCAGACCACGCCCGTCAATGTTCTTACTGATGTATTTCGCGATGTAGCTTGTTGGCGTACCTTTGCGCGGGTTTATCAGCTCAGACTTAAAGCGTGGTCCCGTGTTATTACCCAGCTCCTCGCGGTCTTCACGAATGGAAAACTTACGCAACAAAGCAGTAATGGCTCGGCGATCTTTTTTGCGCATAAAACACAACAGGTGCCAGTGAACTGTACCGTCATGATGCGGCTCAGCCACCCGCACGCCATACCAGCGCAATCCAGCTTTGTGCATCGCTTTACGAAATGCAGCAAACATGCCGACCAGATAATCACTGCTTTGTCTTACCGTCGCGTTTGTCCAGGTCGGGTTTGGTCTGCCGTTATTTAGCGTGGAATGGAAACGTGACGGACAGGTGATGGTGTAGAAAACGGCGCAGTCACCGCGCATTTCCGCGATAAGCTCCAGACCTTTAACACAGGCCATCATCTCATTGCGGCGATGCGCAGGGTTGCTGCTGCTGGCGTTTACCACGTCTTCCATATCCAGCGTGTCGCCGTCTTCGTTCACCAGTTCATGAGAACGAAAAAACTCCAGCGACTTACGGCGCTGCTCACGTTTATGCATCACGGCTTCATAGCTGACATAGGGAGATGCTTTTTTGCTGACCAGGCAGACAGCGCGCAACTGCTCTTCCCGCCATTCGCAACGCATCTTCCATAATTTCCGATACCACCAGTCGGCGCACAACATACGCGCCAGCGAACCCGGAATGAGTTCATAGGGCACGGGTTTACGGCGGTTTCTTTTCCGGCGGAGTTGCTCAAACGCAGGTGGAATGACATCCAGTCGCAGGGTTTCTGCTGCCACCCTTTCCCATGTCTTGCGGATTTCTTCTGGCTTAACGTCATCGGTGGCATACAAATCACCACAAGCGTCATCAAGACACATGCTCATATGCGCAGCGACAAGGGTAGACAGGCGTTTCACCTGATCCTGACTCATTTCAGGCAGGATCAGCAGACCGTCCAGCCCTTCATGGCTTGCCATAAAACGAAAAGATGCAGATAGCTGGCTGTCGCGTACATGCTCCAGTCGTTCCAGACATGGCTTAATCGTCTCACGCAAATAGCGGGAATAAGCCTTTGGCCTGCCCAGGCTGCTGAAATATTCAATACGTTGCATCAGCGGCTTGCTGATATGGGAAGGCTGGGCGTTGACGTCAGCCAGAATGACCATGTCCGGATTAAAACGCTGCTGCTCATGCGCCAGCTTTGCCCGACTAATGAGCTTATCCTGCTCCATTTCGCGCTGGACAGGATCACGGGATTCATTAAAGAAATAACGCTCCCAGACCTGATCACTCAGTACCTCGCGGCGCAGGTGTTCCTGCTCGTTATCGGCAGCGTACAGAGCGATCAGGTTTGAAAGCGCAGAAACTGAAGATTGCTCTTCTGTCCCTACGTAAGGATTGATTGCTTTTTTCTCAGCATTCCAGGAATAGCTGTAGTTCATTACGCAATCTCCAGTTCGAGCTGTGAAGGCTGCAAACCATTCGACAGCCAATCAGAAACTGAAGGTGGGCGAACAGCTTCAATTGCACCTTTTAAAATTGCGCAACGGTTTTTCAGAATGACAGCTTTCAGCTCCTTTTCCGTCAGATTGCGCGAATACTCAGCCTCCTGAATAGCCCGCGTAAGCTCAGGATATTTGCTATTAAATTTGGGGACATTGCAGGCAAGATTTGTACTGTCGGCAGTCGCCAGTGGGTAATTTCCCAACACACGACCGTCAAGCATGCGCAAACCATGAACAGCTGTTTTGAAATTGTGTCGGCAATAAATTGCTTCAAAAGCGTCCTGCATACGACGATGCCAGTGCGCAGTTCTGATAGCCGCATATTCACCAGACGATCCAAAACAGACACGAGGCCATTCACGACATAGCTCGATAAGCCGATCGATTGACTCGTGCAGATGCCAGACGGGAGTTGCCTTCCCGTAGAACATTTTCGGAACTTCGTTTATCAGGGCATCATTGTCACGTTCACCGCCGTCCACAACATCAGGAATGACAAAAAAAGCGACCTTAGGATGGTGGTAATAGTTCAGGAGCCATTTATAAAAATCACTCCAGTTAATTTTTAGCCCACGCACCCATGCAGAAAATGCGCCGTTATCAATGCCGACGACCTGAGCGTGCTGAATGGACGCCGCAATCTGATCTGGTCGTACATAGGAGACGAAAGCGCCAGCTCCGCTCACCGCAATACGATGAACTTCGCCAGCACTTCCCCAGACAGGCGTCCCATGGAAATGATGAATTCCGTGGTGCATTTCTTTCACACTTGCACCCCGAAAATAACAGTAGAGTCACGTCCCCTACTAAAATCGGCACTAAACCAATTAGCAGATTTAGTGGCAATCATCTCTGTTGCAAATTTTCCCTCCCCCGCTGCAACGCCGATGCTGCGTTTCGCCCTGATGTAGTGGTGAGTGAAATTACGATAAAGAGACCGGGTCAAAGACGTGTCACTGTTAGAAACAATGACCGGATGTCCTTCAGATGCTCGATGTTCAAGAACGGATGCCAGGTGATACTGGTCATCTTCAGTGAAACCATCAGTGTGATAGCCGGAAAACGTACCGTCATACGGCGGATCGCAATACACCACATCCCCCGCCTTCAACATCGCCAGCGTTTCATCAAAGCTGGCGCAGATAAACGTTGCCCGCTGGGCTTTTTCTGCAAATGCGCGAATTTCTTTTTCAGGGAAATACGGATTTTTATAATTACCGTAGGGAATGTTGAAATGCCCGCTCTTGTTATAGCGACATAAACCACGGTAACCGTGACGATTGAGATACAGGAAATATACCGCTTTCATGAAATCAGTAATTTCAGTGGAGTAATTAAACTCCTGCCTTATGTTGTAATAAGCCACCTCCCTGTTTGCGATCTCAAATAAAACTCTGGCGCGAGATATAAACGATTCACAATCAGCGGCAACCTTTTTATAGAGGTTGATTAAATCAGGATTAATATCCGCAACCAGATAGCTGGGGTAATCCGTCTCCATCATCACAGCACAGGAACCCGCGAAAGGTTCAACCAGTCGCGGGCCAGCAGGAAGGTGTTTTTTCAGTTCGGACATAATGGCGGTTTTATTTCCCGCCCATTTCAGGATGGTGCTCATACAGCACCTCCGTTGTAATGTTTGCCTTTCAGTTCTGCGATTTCCTGACAGGTAATGCAAAGCTGCACACCCGGAATGGCACGGCGGCGTGCTGGCGGAATTGGCGCTTCACACTCAACGCAAAGCACGCGGGACACGCCCGGCGTTTTGGCACGGGCAACACGGATATGACGTTGGCGTTCTTCTTCAACTCGCTGCTGTACGAGATCCATTGCATCAGCCATCAGTGGATCTCCTGCGCTTCGTTCTGGATTGCTTCAGCAGTCACACGCAGCAGTTCTGCCGCTTCGACGTGGTTTAGTTGGCGGGATGTGATATGACACGCCAGGCTATCAAGGCGAGCTGCCATTGCTTCAGCCCTTGCCCGGCGTTCTTCCAGACGAGCCTCTGTCAGTAAAATATTAAGCCCTGCATCATCCGGTCCGGTTTTAGTCGTGAGGGTTTCAATATTACGCATAATCAATTCTCCTGAATTTAGATAAAGGGATGCCCGGCGGGTTTACGCCATTAATTTCATTAGTTGGTTAATTCGGCATGGTTAGCCGTCTGGGAAATAAGCTCACCACTGCACGAAAATGATTCATTGCTTTAATCAGCTCCCGCTTTTCGTCAGTGGTCAGCTCATTAATGCTGATGCTATGACGTTCAGCTGGAATTTTTGCCATAAAGAATATGGCAGCCAGTGCCCGTTTATTTTGTTCATTATTGATATCCCGTGGATCACGCATATCTTTAATAAACCGCTCAAGCTCTGACTCAATATTCAGGCCAAATACTTTCGCCCTTAACTCCGCAATGTGATTAAGTCCATTCAGGCGTTCACCGGGGCTTAATGGAACAGTCGCCGCAGCGCCTTCAATAGCCATTTGTTCCCCCGTTTTTTCGTTGATAGTTCTGCCAACAATTCATCTTGCGAACGGCACGGATGCCAGCGTTTACCATCCTCACCCATGATCCAGCCGTGACCGTAGTGCATTGCCGGACTTTGTTTTACCAGCAGCGATGCAAATGATGGTTCTTTCGTCAGCATAAGCACCTCACAGCAAACCGAATGAAGCACCGAGGCCAGTTACAGTATCAACTGCACTTGCCATCGCAGGATTAACCTGTAAACGGGCCTGCAATGAAACAGCAGCTAACGCCATCAGTCGTGTAACAGAGTTAATGCTGCTGATAGCATCACGACGACCTGCACTGGTTTTTACATCGCCAGATACCGCACCTGCAGCTACACGCCCGATCTCTGCGGTTGCACTCATGACGTAATGTGGCAGTTTCTCTTTTGCCACCTCATTAATCGGTACACACGGCAGGCAGTGAATCTGTGCCAGAAAACCGTCTACCAGCGTTGAATCTTCCGTCAGATCGGTAAGTAGCCAGATATCTGGCGCATTGAGCTGATGCGGTTGATCTGGGTTGAGTTTGTTTCGCAGAGTCTGGACATTCATTCCTGCACGTTCTGCCAGCTTCGCCATATTGTGACGAAGTGCAAAAGCTCTACAGGCTTCATCAAAATGCGGGTGTTTGGAAATCTTATAATCAAACATGCTACCCCCTTAGAAAGTTCTCATAATTGAACTTACTTACCAACAATGACGCGGAAGTTGGAATGACCGAGGGATTCACGGACCTGATCGGTTTTGTACATTAAATAACGCAGGCTTACGCGGCCTTTGTTTTTTTCTTTCTTGACCATGTATTTAGCAAGCTGACCATGGTGAATTTTTTGATACACGGAGCCGCGGGAGATACCTTCCCATTCCGCGAACTCAGCAGGCGTTGCCATCTCTTTTGGTACACGAATTGAAATATCAGTACTCATAGTGCAGTATCTCTTAGTTTGGTTTCGTTTTATCTTGTTTTATGTGGTTTGGTTTTGCTTTTCAAACCATGAATGGATATTAAGATCACTTTTTATATGCGTCAAGAGGTTTGATTATGAGTTTAATCAAGGCGGGGAATGATAGTGGTGGGCGCGATGCGATTAATAGGCTTATTAAGGCTTACAACTTCAGCTCACGACAGCAGCTCTGCGAACATCTGGAAGTATCAAAAAGCACTATGGCTAACAGATACTTAAGGGATAGCTTTCCTGCCGAATGGGTAATCCAATGTGCCCTTGAAACAGGAGCTTCCCTTCTATGGCTGGCTACTGGTCAAGGAGATATGTATGCGTGTGAGAACGAAGAAACAAATCTCAAAAATGAACCTCCCGTCACTGTAAGACCACTTTCTAAGATCGTTGCTCCTAGCATCAAACGTGTTGAACTGAAGAACGGCGAACTGCAGCCAAGTGATGAAATTCTTCTTGATAGCAGCCTGCTCGATGGTGACTCATCCAACGCTTTATTTGTTAAAACAGCTAATGATAGCTTTGTAGTGGATACGTCTGTTAAACAAGTCAGTAATGGCTTCTGGTTAGTCGATATGGACGGAGTTAAAAGCATCGTCAAAATTGCGCGCATACCCGGAAACAAAATAGTAGTTAACCAAGATGACACTTCATTTGAATGTTCTGTAGATGATGTGGAAGTCGTAGGACGTGCAGTCAAAGTAATCAAGAACCTCTAACTTATGACCATCAGAAAACAGCCGAACGGAAAATGGTTGTGTGAGTGCTATCCCAATGGACGCAATGGTAAGCGCGTGCGTAAGCAATTTGCTACCAAAGGCGAAGCCATTGCGTTTGAAAGCTTCACAATGGAAGAAGTGAACAAAAAACCATGGCTAGGGGAAAAGGAAGATCGGCGACATCTATCAGAATTAATTGAGCTGTGGTATTCCCTGTATGGTCAAACACTCGCAGACCCCAAGCGCCTCATGGCGAAACTTAGAATTATCTGTAATGGTCTAGGCGATCCCATCGCCTCAGAACTGACAGCTGGTGAGTTTACGAAATACCGCGAAGCACGGTTAAAAGGTGAAGTACGAAATGAAGATGGCACGCTTATGTCGCCCGTTAAGCCCCGCACGGTAAATCTTGAACAGCGCAACCTATCATCTGTTTTTGGTACACTGAAAAAGCTGGGCCACTGGTCAGCCCCCAACCCGCTTGCTGGGCTGCCAACATTTAAAATTGCTGAGGGTGAATTGGCGTTCCTGACCCCGGAAGAAATTAAACGTCTGCTGGATGCCTGTGCTGATTCTCAAAGCCCCAGTCTGCTGATGATTGCAAAAATATGCTTGGCCACCGGCGCACGCTGGAGCGAAGCCGAAAACCTACAGAGTCATCAGGTATCAAAATACCGTATCACTTATACCAAGACTAAAGGAAAGAAAAACCGAACAGTGCCTATTTCAAAGGATTTATATGAAGAACTGCCTAAGAATAGGGGAAAATTATTTACACCTTGTAGGAAAGCTTTTGAACGTGCGGTAAAACGAGCTGGTATCGAGCTACCAGAAGGGCAATGCACACACGTATTACGACATACATTTGCAAGTCACTTTATGATGAATGGCGGAAACATACTGGTGCTGCGCGATATTCTGGGCCATGTCGATATAAAAATGACAATGATTTACGCCCACTTCGCTCCCGACCATCTGGAAGATGCTGTAACCAAAAATCCTCTTGCTAACCTTGGATGGAGAAAATTAGAAAGTGCTTGTTAATAACTATATCCAACAATACCCATGGATATCGTACTTACTTATCATAATATATTTTTTATATATATGCCTTGAATTATATCTATGCGTATCAAAAAAAGGCTTTAACATGGATGAAAGGCCATTAACAAGTCAATACTTATTTAAACAATCACTTAGGGAAGGTGCGAACAAGTCCCTGATATGAGATCATGTTTGTCATCTGGAGCCATGGAACAGGGTTCATCATGAGTCATCAACTTACCTTCGCCGACAGTGAATTCAGCAGTAAGCGCCGTCAGACCAGAAAAGAGATTTTCTTGTCCCGCATGGAGCAGATTCTGCCATGGCAAAACATGGGTGGAAGTCATCGAGCCGTTTTACCCCAAGGCTGGTAATGGCCGGCGACCTTATCCGCTGGAAACCATGCTACGCATTCACTGCATGCAGCATTGGTACAACCTGAGCGATGGCGCGATGGAAGATGCTCTGTACGAAATCGCCTCCATGCGTCTGTTTGCCCGGTTATCCCTGGATAGCGCCTTGCCGGACCGCACCACCATCATGAATTTCCGCCACCTGCTGGAGCAGCATCAACTGGCCCGCCAATTGTTCAAGACCATCAATCGCTGGCTGGCCGAAGCAGGCGTCATGATGACTCAAGGCACCTTGGTCGATGCCACCATCATTGAGGCACCCAGCTCGACCAAGAACAAAGAGCAGCAACGCGATCCGGAGATGCATCAGACCAAGAAAGGCAATCAGTGGCACTTTGGCATGAAGGCCCACATTGGTGTCGATGCCAAGAGTGGCCTGACCCACAGCCTGGTCACCACCGCGGCCAACGAGCATGACCTCAATCAGCTGGGTAATCTGCTTCATGGAGAGGAGCAATTTGTCTCAGCCGATGCCGGCTACCAAGGGGCGCCACAGCGCGAGGAGCTGGCCGAGGTGGATGTGGACTGGCTGATCGCCGAGCGTCCCGGCAAGGTAAAAACCTTGAAGCAGCATCCGCGCAAGAACAAAACGGCCATCAACATCGAATACATGAAAGCCAGCATCCGGGCCAGGGTGGAGCACCCGTTTCGCATCATCAAGCGACAGTTCGGCTTCGTGAAAGCCAGATACAAGGGGTTGCTGAAAAACGATAACCAACTGGCGATGTTATTCACGCTGGCCAACCTGTTTCGGGCGGACCAAATGATACGTCAGTGGGAGAGATCTCACTAAAAACTGGGGATAACGCCTTAAATGGCGAAGAAACGGTCTAAATAGGCTGATTCAAGGCATTTACGGGAGAAAAAATCGGCTCAAACATGAAGAAATGAAATGACTGAGTCAGCCGAGAAGAATTTCCCCACTTATTCGCACCTTCCTTAGGATTCCTGTATTTTCAGCGATATACTTTGGTATATTTTCCTGGCTTGGACATTCCCCTCAATTTGATAGTGAGGGCTTTAATAATTTCATTGCAATTAGCAAGCTTCCTATCGCCTTACTTTCTTTGTCCATACCATTTGTTGCTGTCGTAGCAAACATACACCGCACAGTTCAAACAAACCGACAAATTGAGGAAACCAAGCAAAAGAATCTATCTGATAGCTACTATAGCCATCTAAAGTTCGTTACTGATTATTTCACCAATTTACCTAACAAAACCATTAAACGCGAACGTCATTATGGTACTAAAGAGATAAGTTATAAAATAAACTACCCAATACATCTATATAGATATATTTTCATAAATAGCTCACCAGAGAAGGGACGGCCTAAAAATACAGATAAAGAGTACATACGTGAAGTAAATAATCACTGGGTTGATATACTAAAAAACCTAGAGAAGATACATTCATCTAATCGTGGCTCTCAGTTTGCCGAAGTTTTAATCCGTCAAATGCAATCTCTTCATTCAATAGAAAAACACTTATCCGAACTTAATCGAATGCTTTGCCTAACTCCCATGGAGTTAAATGAACATGCAACTTTATACTTTGATGGATATGAAATGATTACTAACTTCATGTCCAGCATTGAACTTGGCGATACAATTGAAACCTACTTCAAATTTACCATTGATATTCTTGATATTACCGATAATTTCCTTTCATTCAAGGATGATGGCTCGTCTGGGCAAATCATTATACTAGCAAGATTACTGAAAGATAATAATCCAGCTATCTTTGATGAAATTGTAACAAACAAAGGGAAGGCTCAACCTTCGTTGACCTACAATGGCGACAGATTGGCGACAGAACATTAAAAATGAGTAAAACGGACAAACACAAGATAATACTAACTTACTGATTTTAAACGCAAGTTAATGTTTTTGCTATAGTGAAAATGGTATGTAGGAATTTCGGACGCGGGTTCAACTCCCGCCAGCTCCACCACTTTTTAGTTGTTTGAAGTACAATGAAGTCTACTAAGCCCGCACAGCACAAGCTCTGCGGGCTTTTTTACGTCTATTGTCGTCCAGTGAGAATTGCTGAGAACTATCACTTATGGCACCCTGAATGGGACCCACTAAGAAGGGTCCAAAAACCGAGGGTCCCAAAATGGCAAAAATCGCTAAGAAGCTCACTGACACTGAAATCAAAAGCACCAAGCCAGCCGACAAAGAAATCAACTTGTTTGACGGAGATGGTTTGATACTACGAATCGCTCCCCTCTCGAAAGGAGGAAAGAAGAATTGGTATTTCAGGTATGCAGTGCCAGTCAGTAAAAAAAGAACCAAAATGAGCCTTGGGACATATCCTCACCTTACACTGGCAAGAGCCAGAGCCTTACGAGATGAATACCTTTCCTTGCTTGCTAATGGCATTGATCCCCAAGTTCATAACAACGATAAAGCTAATGCCTTAAAGAATGCTACTGAACACACTCTCCAAGCCGTGGCAAGGAAATGGTTGGATGAGAAGGTAAAGACCTCAGGTATCTCACAAGACCATGCAGCAGACATCTGGCGCAGCTTAGAGAGAAATGTCTTTCCTGGCCTGGGTAATGTCCCTATCAATGAGATCCGACCTAAGATCTTAAAACAACACCTTGATCCTATTGAGCAACGAGGCGTATTGGAAACTCTACGCCGCATCATTTCACGTCTGAATGAAATCTTCCGGTGGGCAGCCACTGAAGAACTTATTGAGTTCAATCCGGCTGACAACCTTGGTCAAAGATTCAGTAAACCAAAAAAGCAAAATATGCCTGCCCTTCCCCCAAGCGAATTGCCAAGGTTTATGGAATCTTTGACGAATGCGTCAATCCGGCTGGAAACACGTATGCTAATTGAATGGCAATTGTTGACATGGGTTCGTCCGGGTGAAGCCGTTCGCGCAAGGTGGTCTGATATTGATACAACCAACAACATTTGGAACATTCCTGCTGATTTTATGAAAATGAAAAAGCCTCACAAAGTTCCTTTGAGTAAAGAAGCTTTGCACATCCTTGAATTAATGAAATCAATAAGTGGGCATAGAGAATGGGTTTTCCCCAGCATTAAAGCGCCTCTTAATCATATGCATGAACAAACAGCCAACGCAGCTATTATCCGAATGGGGTTTGGAGGCGAACTTGTAGCTCACGGTATGCGTTCGATTGCAAGAACAGCGGCAGAGGAGTCTGGTAAGTTCAGAGCTGAAGTTCTTGAGGCAGCACTCGCCCACTCTAAAAAAGATGAAATTATCGCAGCATACAATCGTGCAGAATATCTGATAGAACGACAGAGTTTGATGCAATGGTGGAGTGATTACGTTCAAACTCAAAGAGCTAAAGCTATCGCTGCTTGA